GAATTGATAACCGTCTGCTAGAACAGCAGCCAAGTTATCTTCGTGACTGTTAATATCTTGCATCAACAACTCAAGAGCATTGCGAATTGCAAAGTCTTCATCATTGAGGATCGTTACAGTCCAATCAGCAAATGTTCTGTTACCAGCATATTTCACATTACGTCCAAAGTATGGAACTTCAACGAGTCCAACTGTTGAACCTGGCAACTGCGCTGCTTTACACAAGAAGTTAAAGTTTGGTCCTAATCTGTTGATTTGAACCTCAAACAGATTAGGACGTGCGCCATCACCAGTAAATGTAGAAGTAAATTCTGAAATATTAAATGGCATTGTTTATTTCTCCTGAAACTTTATCTATTTATCTTCGTTAGATTAGGCTCTACCAACGATTTCCTCGAAGGCTACGCCAGTTCTTACAGCGACAAAGTTCAACTGGATAAAGTTAATGCTTCTAGCTGGTTTAACGTAGATATCTCCAATAAACTCATTACGGTCAATGACTTCTGGAGTATTGTTCGTTGTGTCGCAAACCACGCGATAATCAAAGATACCGCGACGACCCTTAACCGTTCTCAAGAATGGCTCAACAAGCGAGACAAACTGTGCTCTTGTAAATTCATCATTGAATTCGAAGAGGCTTGAACGTGCAGCGATCGCAATTGCTTTTTCTAGAACAATAAACAAGCGACGAACATTAATACGATCAAAAGCACTTGGCTTACCAAGCATTGTCTTATCGCCGAAGAGAATCGTTCCTTCTCCTGGGAAACTTACAACTGGGTTGATCGCATTCTTATAAAGAGTGTCGCGTTGTGTTGAAGTTGGATAGTAAGCAAGTTTTACGATATTCTTGACTTGACCACGAGCAGATCCTGCTGGTGAGAACCATGGGTCACGAACAGCGTCAGTTCTTGCGCAAATACCACCAATATCACCGTTCAATGGAATCCAACGATAAACATCGTTGTACTTGTCGTATTGATACTTCCAACCACTATCCATCACTGCGTATGAAGAGCTGACATTTGCAAGAGCATTCTTACGATAATTTACGATATCGTCTGTTGCTGTTGTTGATTGGCAGTTAGCGAGTGTTGGTGAAACGAATGCTACTGCGTCTTTTCTTGCTTCAGCGACAGTTTGAATTGCGTAGAGAACCGTTGCAGGTGAGTGATCGCCTGTTAGAATTAATGATACATCAATTTCTTCAGGATTCACAAACTTAGAATATCCTGTTTGAACGTTTCCAGCAACTGGATAACCATCAGTACCGTTCACAAGAGATATTGTGTGTAGACCAGTAACATTGACTAGATCGCTAAATGCTCTGTTGGTTGCACTCTTACCCCATGTTGCTGAAGTGTTTACAGTATCTGGGTGATCTGTCCAGTGGACGTATTTTGATTGACGATAGATTACGTCGCGATAGTAGTTTGAGTTACCAACGCTATCCTTGGCATCAGATGCTTTTGATAGGAATGGATAAACTTCAAGAACCGTATTTTGAGTTCCTGTAAACAATCCATCTTCGTCAACAACGATAACGTGAAGTTCGTCGTTTGAACCACCGACACTTGAAGCGTAAGTAGATGTTCCTGGAGCACTTGAGAAATATGGAGCATATGCCCAAGCAGAGAATAGTGATGTATTTGTATTTGCCCAAACAGAAATCTTTAGAGAGTTTCCCCTTGCGCCAGCATAACGTGCAGCCCATGCACCAACTGTTGCACTGTTTGAGTTGTAGTAGGTGTTGAAGTATGTTTCATCGTTCTTGATGAGAACATTTGAACTTGAGTTCGAAACTGCAGTATTAGTGTTTATTCCATTAACTGCACGAACTACGCGAAGGTCACTGCCATATGACAAGAAATTTGCAGCTGTATAGAATGAAACTGCTGTATTATTGTCTGGTTTGCCGAAAAACTCAACCAGTTTGTTTTCGTCGGAAACTGCAATTGCAATTTCGGCTGGACCCCAATTAAAATTACCGCAAAACGCACCAGTCGTTGTTGCAACCGCTGGAACGACTGTTGTTAAATCAACTTCAGATGTAACAACACCAGGAGATACTTGAAAAGCCATGTTTTATGCTCCTATGAATGGAGAATTAAGAAATCTACTGAATATTTAGTAAAAGGAGGATTTTAACGATTTACGACATCCCAAACTGATCCATCTGAGACAAATCTGTTATCACCCTCGTCGACATCAACATGTCCAGCCAAAAATGTGGGCAGAGACTCCTCTTCGATCTGTTTCATTTGTTCTTCATGAAGTCGAAGTCGTATGTCAGTATTCGTCATGTCAGCAAAAAATTGTTGATTCGTCATCCATGAAAAGAGAACAAGAGTCATCACTAAATCGTCATGACTTCCTTCTTCCGATTCAAAACTCGTTCCTTTCGAAATAAAAGTTGAGAGCTCTGAGATTGTTTCGAAATCTTGAACAATGAGTTTCTCACCCTCAATCAAGTTTTTCATCAATGAGCAACCCAAACGTTTGACAGATTTCGTCGTTCGAATTCCACGATATGATTTATTTCCATAGCCCCATGTAACTGCAGTTTTCCCCTTTATATCAACGGTCGAAAGAATATTTTCATATTCATAATCTTCGAATAAAGAATCAACTACCTGCTGCCCATTGTCATTAATTTCAACAAGAACATAAGCCTGATTATAGTAATCGCCCATGCGTTTAATGATTGATGGATACACAAGAGGGCTTATATTATTATCTTTATATGTACAAACCTGACGATAAGGAATACTTGTAACATCTATAACACTAAATGCGGAATAGTCCAATCCTTTTCCGCGAGAGGTGTCTGCAACTATCATATAATTATGCTGAGGGATCGGTGCTTGATAAATCTTAATTCCATTTTCAGTTAGATGTAATGGTTTCACGAACGCAAGAGATTTAAGTGCAGCGGCTGAAAGTAGAGTTCCTGATGAACCCATAAATTCGCATTCCATTTCCTGAAGAAACTTTTGTTCACCAAGAACGCGACGTTGTTCATCTGCCCATTGTTGAGTTCTCCCTGGAACTTGACGCCAGTTCGCTTCACAGTGTGTAAATCCATTTTGACCTTCAACGGCTTCGGTCCACATTTTATAAAAGTGATTCATGCCATTTGGCGTTGAAGAAATTAAAATCTTCGAAGTCGTACCAGAAGAAATCGTTGGATAAACAGATGTAAAAAATTCTTCGGCAATATTACTTGGAACGAATGCAAATTCGTCAAGGTATAGAAGCGAAATAGAAAAACCACGAATTGCGCTAGAGGCAGTTGAATTAGCAATCACACGACATCCATTTTCAAGTTCAATGTCACCTTTGTTCCAAACCTTCACACCTTGCTGAATCCACATTGGCAATGCTTCATATGCGAGTTTAATGCGAGCAAGAATTTCTCTTGACGTACTGGCTTTGTTCGCAAGAATCGCAACAGTTTTATCTTGATTGAATAGAATGTACCAAAGGATATAACCTACAATGATCGTCGTCTTACCAACCTGACGACCTGCCTTTACAATCACGCGACGATTTTCGTTAATATCAGTAACAACTTGTTTTTGAAACGGATAAAGTTCAATCTGAACGAAACCTTTATCAAGTGTAATGATCTTAACATAGTTTTCGATAAAGTATGTTGGATCTTGAGCGCATTTGACGAACTCACGGATTTGATCCTCCGTAAGATTCATCGCCATGTTAACTCGCTTCAGCTTGGGATTGCCAAGATAATGCTTCAGTTTAGCCGCTATTTGATTCATTCTTTAATTGTCGCAATAACTCAGCGGTGCTGCCAACGAACACTGCTTTGTCTACATTGATATTAGTTGATGCTGCTGATTCTTTTGGTTGAAGTTCTTGTTGCTGCTTTTGTAGAATCATCAATTTCTCTGTAACGTCAGAGAGATTTTTGATCATGTTTGCTGCTACTTCATACGCTCTTGGGTGCTGCGATTCTTTCGCCACTTCAAGAATGCCGTCCAAAGCCTCATTACCCTTTTCGATAAGATTGTAATAATTAGCCCGAGAATAGTCAGCGTCAGGATTATCAGCTGATCTGTCTGGCTCATGAATAGTAACACTTTTATGTTCCTCAGCTATTACGGGGATATAATCAGTGTTTAAAACTTCAGATAAATTATGATCAATTTTACTCATGTTATATTTGGTGCATATTGAATAATTTCGTCAAACCCAAATGCAGTTTGAGCATTTGCTGTTGTTGGATCTGGAGTAATTTGAAGTTTAAATAGTTGATAATCATTTACTCCAAATGAAGTTAAATTATACGATGCATTAGAAATTGCACCAGTTATATTTTGACCAACTTTCAAAACTCCTGCAACATCAGAGACAACTAATCTATATGATGTTGGATCCCAAGCATCAACAAATGCAGTTGAGTTTGCTGCTGATAAACTCTCACCTTGATATACCAACTCACCAATTTTAAATGTTCCAAAGCCAGTGTTCGCAGTATACAGCAAACGCTGAGATTCTTGAGTATCTGCTGTGACCATATTGTATGTATTTGCAGTAACTTTGCGAATAACATTTGCAGATGTAATTGGACCAAACATATAACCTTTAGCAGTAAATGTTAAACTCCATACAAGAACACGTGTTGTTTCTCCGTCTCCAATATCTTCAACGTTGTAATTGATATTTTGAAGAATGAATGGCACATCAACTTTTTGATCTGCAAGACCAACCATGTCTAGTGTTAAATTATAATCGGGATTAAAGTATGGAAGAATTTGCTCAACAATTTGCGTTCCATCTTCTGTATTACGAACATATATGTATAAAGTAAATTCAAAATTATATGGTGTTGTTCGTACAATCTTAACTGTTGTGTTTGACTCAGCAGAAAAACTTTCAGAAAATAAATTTCGTTTTCTACTTGGATCATATGTAATTGCAGTTAGTTCAAAACTCATTCTTGGGAGAGTCATTTGAACTTCTTTTGTTAATTCAGGATCTTGTGTGATGCGTTGATAAAACTTTTCTTTTTGGGCATATTGTAGTGGCACAACAATTCTTTCAATCTCAGTTGTGCCTGCTTTATTATAGCGCACCAAACGAATATTATTAAAAAGTGTGCCGAATGCCACAACCATTTTTCGAGTAATACGATGATAAAAATGAACGTTTGAAAACATTATGGTTCACCAAATGGATTGACTTCAGAGAAGTCAATGATGTTGTCTGCTTCGGTTTCCATGCGATAATTATCTTGCATACTTGTGTCATTTCCATTTTGCATTGGATCAGAAGTGGTGTGTATCCAAGAAGCACCGCTCGATTCGCCAATTATTGCAACGTTGTTTGTAAACGAGCCTTTGATATTTCTCAATTCTAAAATACGAGTTGGTTTGTCCCACGAAGCAACAACACCCTTTGCTGTGGCTGTTGCAAGAGATGACCCCTGATATGCCCATTCAAAGTCTTGATATGTTCCTGTTCCACCAGCTTGCATTGTATAATTGACAGTGACAGCTTGTAAATCTGCAATACGATCAATTGCATCAACACCAGTTTGAAGTAATTCGCCATTATACTTAAACGCCTCAACTGTTAACCCATACATGTATGGATTTTTAGCGTCTTTACCTAACTGGAAAAAGTTTTTTTCTTCTTCCACGAATTTAATTTCCATCAATTTAAATTGAACAGGAAGATAAATTAAATCGCCTTCTTTTGGTGTATTTGCGCGCGAACCAACAATTGATGTGACATACTTTTCAAATGTTCTACGAGCAACACATACACGAGCAGTTTCTTGAATTTCTAAACCAAATTTAGAGTAAAATTCTTTGTTGCCCTCATAATCTTTAAACGTTTCAAGATACATTTCCATTTTATATGCACCAGTGAACGTTTTAACGGGATCATCACCAAATAGTTCATCAGTAGAAGATTGTGAATATCTTGGAATATAATATACATCTATTCCGTGATTTCGAATTGATTCAATGATCAAATCTTCAAGCAAAAATTGTTCTGTTCTTGCATCTTGATTATTAAAATAGACACTTGTTGCCATTTTAGCCTACTAAAAATGGAATTGGTTCTTCGTAAGTATCACGAAGTTTTTCTTCGAGTTTTTCAACTTCAATTGATGCTTCGTCCCAAATTCTCTGACCATTTATAACTAGACCACCTGGAAGAACGTAATTATCATACTTCTTCAAGTTTTCGCCCCATTGACGTTTAAACAATTGAGTTGTATATGCTTTGAGCCAAAGATCATTAAAAACTTTGCTGTAGGCTTCTGCATCAACAACTCTAAGGCACTCAAACACCATGTAGTTTCCAGGTTTAAATCGATTATCCATATCAATTTGAAAATTTAATTTTCCAGTTACTTTGTTAAAAGTATATGGATATTCGCCTGTAATAATCATATCAAGCATTGAGAGATGCTCGCGAGCAATGACATAATAAGTGTAGGAAGAAGATGTTAGATTGTAGAAGTCATTAAGACGAAGCTGATAATTAATATCAAAAATGTTAAATCCTGCTGATGATGTTGAAGATTGAGTAGATCCAGTATATGGAAATACTTTTGAAACTCCGATAATAGAGTCAGCAAGTTGAACATATTTGTTCGTAATATCTCCTGCGGTTAGCTGGTGCGCTAACCAAGTTCTCTCAATTCCGTCGAAATGATAGTTTCGAAATTGTTGTAATGCATCGTCAATACGATCTTCGAGCTGATCGTCATCAACGTTAATATCAATAACTGGGAATCCGAGTTTTCGAAGACAATAGTCTTTTAATTCTGTGCGTGTGGAAGGCTGCGCCATTTGAAACCTCTCTGCTATCGATATATTTAGTCGATTCTACAAATTTAAAATTCTGTATTGAAGAAGAAGGTCTGGAATAGGCGTCCATCGTAAATATTAGTGCCGAAATAGTGATGAGAGCAGTGATATAGCGCACCGCGATACAAAACTAACCGATTATATCTGTTAGAGACATAATCGGTCATCTCCCACTTGGTATAATCATATCCGTCGTAATCATTGTTTGTTTTTACATACTCTTTCGTTTCTTTATAGCGATAGAGTGCCGTTCCAGAGGATAGTGGTGGATCAGGATTTAAATAACAAACTCCAGCCCAAGTATTGTAAGTATCAGCATGAATCCACGTTCTATCTTGAGATGTGCAAATTTGAAAAGCACCATCATATCCACTATTTTCTAGCCAATCTGTAACCTTTCCACCTGCATTATAAACGATTGATTGGATAGCATTTTTCACATCATCTCCCAAATAAGGAGCAGTTCTCTTTCCAGGGTAGTTTCCGATGACTCCAAATGGCTGAGAAAGAGCATAACTTCGAACCGAATCTGGATTGATATAAAAATTGTCTACAATAATAAGATTTACTTTCATAATATTACCTCAATAGAACACAAATGTTCCGCACGGTCCTAGCCATCCCGAAACTCTCCAATCTGTTTCGATTATTTTATCTTCATGATCTCTCATATAAAAATAGAATAATGTTTCCATATCAAAATGATGATTATTCGAATCAGATAAAAAATCAATCGTTTTATTATGCAACTCAATAAAAGTATCTAATTGTTGAGTTCCAAATCCATATAATACGGTAGAGTATTGATACAACTTATTATTCTGTTGTTGCTCTCTCCGATCAACGTAATTATATCCCCAATAATCTTGCCATTCATGAATCAATTTATTCTTAAAAAAGATTTTGTTTTTGTTTTCTTCCGTAAACAAATGATTGTTCATATCAAAAACAAGATATCTTCCACTAACTTTAAACGTATAGTCATGCTCAAGAATATAATCTTTAAATTTCTCGTAGAATGTTTTAAGCATAAGACATTCACAATATGATTTATGTTTATGATTATTTACAATCTCGCAAACATCAGAGTCTATTTCTTTTAATGAGACATATTTAAAGTTTTTGATATAACCAAAATATCCTGAGAAATTTGTATTTGAGCCATCTAGCAATACAATATTTGCATCAGGAAAAGCATTTTGAATACTATTTACTGTAGAAAACGTTTGCCGAAGTCTTTCTTCCGTTGTAAAAAATGAGCGACTATTACTATATGTTAATGGTGCTGCAGTCGGTTCAATTACAGAGGTGATTACAAATAGTTTAGAGCGCATAAAAATTATTTGTTATAATTTTTTCTAGATAGGCTTTATGTTTTTCATGAACGATTTCATCTGAGAATCTTTCTCCCCAAAATCTACAATCGCGAGGATTAATCATTACACCGCTTTCAACATTAATCATGGCTTGAATCAACGATTTAAAATCATTAACTCTATATCCAGTTTTTCCTTCAAATACGGTTTCTGGAAATGCACCCCAATCTGTTGTAATTACTGGAGTGCCGCACAAATTTGCTTCAATAACCATATTTCCAAATGGCTCAACATAATAAGTTAGACCTAAAAGTGCCTTTGCTCTACCAAGCAATTCATTTCTCTTTTTCGGTTCTAGATAACCAACCAATTCAACGTGGTCTGGAATTTTATCGTATCCTAAATGTTTTAAATCTGTTGCTGGTCCTGCGATTACAAGTTTACGATTAAGTTGTTGCGTCGCTTGAATTGCCAAATGTATACCCTTTTCTGGAACAACTCTGCCCATGCAAACATAGTAGTCATGTTTTTTAGATTGATAATCGAATTCAGAAATAGTAAATGGATTTGGAATTACTGTATCATACCAAGAAGGGTTGTTTACCATATTTCGCTCGCCATAAAACATATGCATGTGAGCGTATGATGTGAATGCTTTATATTTGGCAAACACACAGCTGGTTCTATAACCAATTGATGGCTCAAGAGATTGACAATCTGAATTTAAATCGCATGCCAGTTGATTTTCTGTGCCATAGAAGCAGGCAATAATATCACCAGGCGATTTATTCTTTTGTATTGCTTGAGCAGCAGATCGATTGAATTTTTCAAGATCATTATTGTCATGCGCTGCAACATCAATATGTCTACAATCAACTGTAGATCCCTCAAGCCCATAATGAATCATTTCAAAATGAGGTGAGAGATGTTTAATGTATTTGTAGGCATGCACGGAAAATGCTTCCATGCGATCCATTAAACCAGTTGGCTTGGTTGGAATAGCAAGTACATGTATCTTCATAATAAAATCACATATCGTTAATTATAATTTATTTAGCGTGCATCCTTAATAGCCAAAGTTCCAAAGTAGGTTGATCCACCATCATATGTCGCAAACTGCCAAACGTCTCGGTAGTTTGCTGTCAAAGTTTGCGGAGGAACTTCGCCACCTGCCCAATAAATCGTATTTGCCCAAGTTATGCCGCGATTACCCACACCATCTTGAACAATAACAAGCGTGAACGACTGCGAGTTGCCACTTGCTGGAGCATTTGAGAAGGTGATCGTGGAGTTTGCTGTCAAAGTTCTTGTAAAGAAGTTTGATTGAGCAAGATTCAATGTATTGGCGCCATTGGTATTTGTATTTGCAACAGTACCAAGAATCAAGTTACCTGAATTACGAATACCTGGAACAACCAACACACCAGTCATGGTGTCGCCAGCCTTCAATACTGCATTGTTTGCTGCACCATAAGCAGAATTCGCTTGACCATAAGCAGCATTCGCTTGACCATAGGCGGCGTTGGCTTGTCCGTAAGCCGTATTCGCTTGAGTACGAGCGGTGTTTGCTTGGTCTCTAGCAGTATTCGCTTGACCTCTAGCGGTATTTGCTTGTTCGTATGCGTTTAGCGCATTTGTACCAGCTGTATTTGCTGCGCCGTAAGCAGCATTCGCTGTGTCACGAGCCGTGTTCGCTTGTCCATACGCAGCATTTGCAGTATCGCGTGCTGTGTTTGCTTGAGTACGAGCGGTATTTGCTTGATCTCTGGCTGAGTTTGCTTGCCCATACGCAGCGTTGGCTTGTGCATATGCAATTGTTCCAGGTGGTTCAATTACAATATTGCCAACCATTCCAGCATGAACTTGACATTGATAAACGTAAGTGTTTCCAAGTAAGTTATATGGAACCTTCCAATATAATGTTCCACTTTCTTTAGCCTGAGCACTGCCTTCAGTGGACACAGTTCCGTTTGTTGCAACGTGAGTAAGTCCAGTGTTATATAACGCTCCACCACTTGAAACACGAATTAAGAATGGATGTCCTGAAACGTTTAAATTAAATGCAATAGTTTCACCAGCACGGACATAAAGTGTTGGATCACCGCCTGAGTATTGATCAAACAAATAATCAGATGTTCCACTATTTGTCACATTCAGCCTTGTGACTGCTGGCTGGTAATTTGAATTTGCTTGAATGTACGCATCGTTGGCGGTTGTTCGAGCAGTATTTGCTTGGTCACGAGCAGTATTTGCCTGACCGTATGCATTGTTGCCAGTATCTCTTGCTGTATTTGCCTGGTTACGAGCAGAATTTGCTTGATCGTATGCTGTATTTGCTTGAGCATAAACAATGTTCGCATGGGCATAAGCACCATTGGCTTGAGCGTAAGCAGTATTTGCTTGAGTGCGAGCAGTATTTGCCTGATCTCTAGCGGTATTTGCTTGACCATAAGCATCATTGGCTGTAGTGCGAGCAGTGTTTGCCTGATCTCTAGCGTTATTGGCTTGAGCATAAGCATTCAATGCATTGGTATTTGCCGTATTAGCACCAGCATATGCATCATTTGCAGTATTTCTTGCAGTATTCGCTTGAGCGTATGAATCATTTGCAGTCGTACGAGCAGTGTTTGCCTGATCGCGAGCAGTGTTTGCCTGATCGCGAGCAGTGTTTGCCTGAGCATATGCGCCGTTAGCCTGACCATAAGCGCCATTTGCAGTGTCACGTGCGGTATTGGCTTGACCATATCCAGAATTCGCTGTATTACGAGCAGTATTCGCTTGATCGCGAGCAGTATTGGCTTGACCATATGAATTGAGCGCAATTGTTTCCGCACTATTTGCCTCTGCATATGCATCGTTTGCAGTCGTGCGAGCGGTGTTGGCTTGGTCTCTTGCGCTATTGGCTTGATTGTAAGCCAATGTTAGATTTGCTTGAGTTGCAACTGAATTGCCGAGCAACAAAACGCTATTCGCATTTAAAATTCCAAGTCTAACATTACCAATTCTAAAATTATTATTTGCAATATCAAT